GTATATTTATTGCAAGCCTGTTTGTTTTGATGAACAAATCTACGGATATGCTCGTTAGCCAAGTGACAGATATCGTTCTTGTCTTCAAACATGTCGTCCATTGTTTGTCTAGCCAGATCATCTTCCCGATACAAATGAGTTAGTGGCAAAGGTATATTGGGAAAGACAAGAGAGAACCCATCATTTAGCAGAGTTATGGCAGGAGTTATCTCCTCTTCCCAAAAAACTTCTTCTCCAGACCAACCGTGAAACTTTGCCCATTCTCTATTTCCAAAAATAAAGTTTCCTGCCACACGTTGAGATGGATAAAACATTTTAACCTTATTGTCTAGAATAACTTCTGGAAAGTCTGATATCTTAGTAACTGCAACGGATTTAAGATTAACCTTTGCATTGACATTTCCATTTGGCCATACAGAATATCCTGCATACGAGTCTGTTACTTTAGGAATTCCATCCTCAAACATAAACTTTCCAAGGTATCCAGTAATCAAAGTTTTACTATTATTTGTTTCTGATATTGCTGACTTGAAAATAAATATTAGTTTAGTGTCCCATCCAGAATCAAAGTTTGTATGTGCATCTACTTGTAGCACAAAGTCCTCATCATTATAGGCAAACCTTGAGTTGATCCTTCCCCTACCCAAACCACGATCTTTTATTGGATCAAACTTTTTTGCCCTTACCCCATTGTATTCTGTAAGTGGAAAGATTACATCTCTATAAAATTCTGAGTTTACTGTCGCTGCGATACCAATATAGATATCATCTGGATTGTCAGCATTGCTTAGGGCAGACTTAACTGTTTCAGTAATTCCAGAGTCTTCAATGGTTGCTATCTGTATGTATATTGACACTCTATCCCCACCTTACCCCTGTTATATTGGGGAGGGTATCATAGTCTTTTTCAAAATTCTTTTTGATACTGTTTACCGTATCAGAAGAGAATTGCACAGAAGAACTGTTGAATACATTTTTTCTTATCATTGCAACCTTTCCCATTCCCAACCATTTGGTTATATTGTCCCACTCATCATTAAGTTTTGTCAAGTCAACAATCAATCCATCGTTAATCATAGACCCCAACCTATCTACCTGCGGAGAAACACAATGGTATCCACGAGAAAACATATAGTCAACAAATCCGTCTGCACCATACCCAGATTTCTTTGAATAAACTATGGCCTTTAGACTTCCATCTTCTGGTGGATGCATCGTACCTTCATACATTTCTTCATAAACTCCCTTTGAATAAACATACATGGACTTCATTATTGATACTGGATCACGGACTGTAGAAAACTTCTTAAAGTTATTGTACCTATCTCCAAGCCACTTTTCGGCAACCCATGTGGGGGAATGCTCAGATAACTTATAGTTTTCTTTATCAAAAAATATTCTTGTCCAGTTATTAATAAGTAAGTCCTCTGGTCTTAGATGAGGCTCTAGGGAATGTTCTATGGTTGTTCCACCTGTTTTTTCTAAATGAATGTAAACAAAATTAAATGAATGTGAAATTATCACTTGTATTCTATTTCAATCATAATAAAGAAATTATCGTTTAATGGTGGTGAAAAAGAATAACCCTCTGAATAGTCAAATGAGAGACAGTGGCCCATCTTAGGCATAACGCTTTGCTCTCCTATTCTGATAGGTCTGTCTGAATTAGAAGCAAAGTATATGAAAACCTTTTCTGCATTTGGATACGCTAACTCAGGAAGACAAACCTTATCTTCTAAATCCTGAACAAGTAATGTAAATCTAGTCATGTATATTTTTTCTGGAATAATTCCGTTTCTTTCACAGAATTTATCAAATATTGTCATAACTAATGGACTGTAGTCTGTCTTTAATTCATCAAGCCAGTTACAATAATATATAAACTTTATGCCATTGCTGTCATCTCTAAACATCCACCTAACAGAATGGCCTTGTTCGTCTATTGTTTTCAGTACCCCCAGAACCTCTTTGTCAGTAAGTACTGAATCATCATATATCATTAAATTCTCCAAGAAAGGTGTAGTTGATTACAGCCCTATAATTTTTGCTTGGAACTGTTGGAGAGTGATAAAGTAATCCATCAAACAATACGGCTCTGCCAGCCTTAGGAGATACTCTAGCAAGTTCTGTCAAGACAACTTCTTTCTGTCCATCAAACTTTTGATTGTATAGAATTGTTTCTCCGTCAGAATCATTAACATAGTAAAGAAGCGTAAAATGATTCCACATATGATCCACATGCGGGGTTTCTGTTTTTGATTGATCTATACTAGAATCTGGAAATGTTAAATTAGACTTACATCTCATGACAGCCATTAGAGTTATGTTGTGCTTATCACAAAATTGAGAGATTAGTTTATACCCCATATCCCAATGAGGGGAGTGAACCTTGCTGTCAGAAAAAAACAAATGATTGAATTGACTCCCATTGTAGGGATCGATATTTGTCTTAAATCTATAATCTTTAGAAAGAAGTTGCTTGCCAAGGAACCACCCAGCATCAGAGTTTAAGAGAGTATCTTGAATTTCTTCCACAATTCCTTCAGGAAGAAAGTCATCGTCAATCATATAAGTAAAGTCTTCTTTTATCCTCATGGATAATACTCCTCAAAAATTCCACTGTCAAGAGTTTGACCAAACCAAGTTACGGCAACATACTTCTTGCCAGTTTTAGGGGGTAGGGCTTGATGGGTATAGGCATAGTTGGCAGGGAATAAAACTAACTTACCTTTCTCTGGCTTAATCATCAATCCAAATTTATCAAACCAAGTCTCTCCGCCGTCTTCTACATCGTTTAGATATAGTAGTGCTGACATGGAACGTGGGAACGATGGACCAGAATCTGAATGAATGTCAAAGAAGCCTTCACTTTCTTGATACTCCAAAATATTTATCTCTTCCATATGAGAGAATGTAAAATTATTTTCCATTGCGTATGACTTAGCAGCAGAGTGGATTGCCTGAGCAAACTCAAAAAAGATCTTTGGCTTATCAAGGCTGTACGGTATAGATATCTCCCTAGATCTTCTTACAGAATTATCGTATTTAAACTGATCCCCAAACCCTGAATCACGCCATGCGGAATCTGGAGCACTTTTTGCTATCTCAATCATTCTGTCTGAGTAGTCGATTAAGTTTGTGATTACCTTAATGCTTGGGGCAATATATTCTCCCGTCACTTAAACTCCTTTTTTGCATGAAAAAGATCTTTGTATGCTCCATAAGCCCTACTTGCTACCATAGAAATCTTCTTTCTTTGTTCATCTTCATCCCAAGGCATTGTTTCTGAACTCCAAGACTCCCTCTTAACTGGAATCATTTGATACATTGGAGTTCCTTTTGGAATTCTACCAGAAAATCCATGCTTTATGTAGAACGGAAGGTTTCCAAATGGTGAATGGTAAAAGTTATCTGCATCGACAATTCCTGTTGCTGTTTGAAATGGCAAATGAACCTGATTTATTGGAGTTGTGTAAAGAATAGACCAACCTTTTGGAACACGAGGAATCCATGGAGCCTTCCAAACAAATTCGTTTTGATAAAAGCCCTTTCCTACAGGAGAATGAAAGTTTTCTCCTCTAGAATCTGTAATTTGTGGTCCTGAAGGACTGGCAATGGTAAGTTTTTCATCCCTAAATTCTACAATTATGTCCTGCCAAGTTTCTTGAGTGTATCCATTAATCATAGAGTCAAGAAATGGAACACAAGCCTTTAGATTTACGCCGTCTACTCTGCCCATATCATTTAGATGTAAGTCTTTTTCAGAAAACTTTGGAACCTTTTTGTACCAATCTGGAACATAAAATGCTGAAGGCTTTGGTGGTGGAACAACTAATGAAACTTCTTTTGATGATGGATAAAATTCAATCTTCATCGCTTTCCTTTCCTTAAGTGCCCCTAGAGAGATTCGAACTCCCGACTTAGCGGGTAGAAACCGCTTACTCTATCCACTGAGTTATAGAGGCTTGGAGCGTCTGACCAGAATCGAACTGGCGATTAAAACTTGGAAGGATTTCGTGTTACCTCTACACTACAGACGCATTGTTCAGTTATGTATTTGTTATTCCTATTAACTTCGGGTTGTCATATGCATAAGCATACCAATAAAGCCTACCAATGTCAAGCCTCTTGCAAACATTTCTTGTCTGTGACTTTAAGGCAGTTTGCCTTTTGATTGGGTAAGGATTTCCTTCTCCACCAAGATTATAATTAGTTTCAGTTATCCATAACTGCTTTCTTGGAGTTAAGGAAATAGCATCCTTTACCAACTCAAGATCTCTTTTAAATCCTTCGATACCTTCGCCCTTTTGTGGGTAGATATGGCAAGACCAAATATCAAATGGGTAATTAACATCTTTCATAGACTTCATGATTGCCTTACCTCTAACTGCCCACCCCGCTTGCTTTCTTGGCTGTAAGGGTGGAGAAACTACTTTTAGGTTTTTGTCTATTAGTTTTATCTCTGTGTAGGCAACCTTTGTCATAGTCCCTAGTTCTGTCCAAGTTCCAGAATAGAATCTTTTATCTGCTGGCTCATTCCATACTTGGAAAAGCCTCACCCTGTCCTTATAACGCATCACAACGGCACGAACATACCTTCTCCATGTCTCCATATTAATAGGAGGTCTATTGCTTCCAGCGGCCATCCAAGCGGCTTGACGACCATCTGGGCCACCCTTTGCAGCCCATGCTGGAGGATGACCAAGAACAATCATAATTGATCTACTTCCTGCTTGATTAACTATTAAGTCTAGTCTGGTCCAATCCCAAACACCTCTTTGTTTTTCAAGATCACACCATTGAGTTGCTGCATCCCAAATTCTTATTGGGTTCGAGGGGGGCATTGGTCCAAGGCAGTTGTTTGCGAATAACATGTACTAATTGTACCTTAAGAGTTGTGCAATTTTTCCCCATTTTGTTTTAATATCTGGCTTTCGATCAATGGGATTTCCAGTTTTAAGAAGTTTAATTAGATCATGAGTCTTGTCAAATGGATATACATTTCTTCCAAAGTTAGCAAACCTACAGCAAATAACTATATTTTCTTTTGTATAGTCTCCACTCTCATCTATTTTGTCTACAGATGGGGCTAAAGGATGTTTTGGATACCAGTCTGGGTGATCATTGTATAAAAGATTTAGGTCAAGGTCTATACCAAACCAATAGCATCTACCTCTTTGTACCTCCCAAATATCTCTTAAGTCATCAGCATCAACCATAAGTTTAGATGGAGTCCAGTCCTTTGACTTTTCTCCCACTGCACCACCTACAGAAGATCCAGTCTTGTTCATCCTACGACGATTTGTAGATGAATTGATCTTAGTCCATTCCCCAAACTCATCTTGGCTCACTGCATTCATTGAGCAGTTAGATAGCAACTTTTTGAATGGATCTCTTTTACGCATTTACATATCCCAAGAACTCTGCTGCGTATTGACTTGTGTGTGTTGGCCAAAAGTAATTACACTTATCGCAACAGGTAACTCGCTTGGCTTTTGAAAACATCATATAATGCTGTGTGTCTTTTATATAAAGGTTATTACGATGTGATTCATGGACTCTTTCATCATTCCACCACGCAGGCATAACTATATTGCTACCACGATTCCAATTAGACTCATGGATATCAAGAATGGCTTGCCAGTTTTTATCTGTCTTGATGCCACGATGGTCGCATTCATCTTTAACTACTTCAAGATATTGAAAGAGTGCCATGTCATAGTTGCGCCACATCTTAACTGCTGGATGGTTTACCCATGCTCCTGACCTTCTACCTGAGGCCAGAATGTTATAGATCTGTCTGCCCTCTAACAGTTGCTTGTTAAGTCTTTTATTATCGATAGCAGCAGCGGAATCTTCAAGATTGTTAAATGGAACGAATGTTTGCATTAGCGTGCTCCCTCTATTAAGTCCAAAGGTGTTGGTGCAGTAATCTTAGTATGGCAGTATGCACACTCACAGTCAAGCAGGTATCCACAAATTTCATAATCTTCATCAAATGTCACTTGTACCGTAAACAATCCGTGACCGCATGAAGGACATGCCCTTGTTGGTATTCCTCTGGCATCTAACATTTTATTCCTAACTGTAGAAATGACTTACCCACCCAACAAGTTTACAGTTTGCGGGTGGGTTTGTCAAGACCTTAGATGCTACGAGAGAAGATTGCATCTATTTCGGAAAGTTCGCTAGGACTCTTGGCCATAGCCCTTTGTCTGTCCCACTCTCTAGAAATCTTTTCTGTTGCCCTTGTGGGGCTTGTGAAAAGATTCGCAAATGGGTTCTTGAATAACTTCATATAAATTCCTCCTTTTGGGTTATATCTCTATCTTATCAGGAATTTGTTGAATGATCAAACAAGTTTAGTGTGAAAATGATCACGCATTGTCTGTGTTTTCCGATAACTTTAACTTTCTCCAAATTGCGCGGTGAACTTTAGGGTCATACTCTCTACGCTTCCAACCCATGTAATCCTGCATATTGTAGATAGCCTTCACGGGATAACCTTGCTTCCCCAAAGGCTGAACTGGACCCTCGAAGAATCCTAACTCTGCAAGTCTGCAAGCAAGTCTCCATGTGGCCTTATTCTTCTCTCCCGTAACAGAAGCATTTTTTAGAATGTCGTAAAATGGAACGGCTCCATCCCACAGACCTGCTTTTCCATAAAGAATAGGAATGTCAAATTCAGAACCATCTGACTCACCCTTTGTTGTGAATGATGTATGTATGTGTCTGGTGTGACCATAATCACCATCTCTCCAAGTCCAGTTGTGGTCTGCATATGTTCCTGATGCCACCCTGTTTTCATAGACTACGTTCTTCAGTCTTTGATATCCAGATCTCTTAGTTCTTGCATAGGCAATCAATTGCTCTGCATACCAACGATTATCGTTTTCTGAACCACGAAAATCCTCGTCCAAATCCAGCGCATGGACATATCCTCTAGAGTCTGGATTATGATCGCTGGGCCTACCCTGATGGGCCAAATCGCCCACAATTCCATCGCTGCGCTTGTCTCTCTTTGGCCAACGTTCGTCAACCTGCTTTCTCAATGTGGTAATTCCAGCCACTGGCTTCCATGTTGTCATATTATTTCCCTTCGATTAGGCTAAGTATTTTTTTTACATCTGACTTCCAGTTAGAAATTAGATGATGCTCACCCTCACCACACGGTGTTATTGTGCGATGAGTTATACAAACATAAACCTCTGAGTTATCGTGTATTTGGCTCATACCTTATTTTATCACGATTTGAAAGATTGCTTGTTTTACTTATCTTCAGAATTTTCTTCAATTTGTGCGTTTAGTCTAATTAATTCTGCTGTCATGTTAGCAATTTCTACCTCGTATCCTTGCACAACGCGAGCATGTCTTTGCAAGGTTGTATTAAGTGTTTGAGTTAGTACCGTTACGTCATCCATGTATAATCTCCAATTTATGTTGTTCGAATAATTTTCTTGCTATCTCTTTATTTGCCCATCGTGATGCTTTGTGATGGAACAAAAACTTTTTTGACTTTACTTCATTCACAGTATTAGAAAGCATTAAGTCTGACCAAGTTTTTTCAAACAAAACTGCTTCCCAAATAATTCCTTTGTGATCAAATCGTATGACATACATCATGCATCAAAGTCTGCCCAATAAGCACCTACAATATTACCCTGCCAAGAGTCAGAAATTCCGCTGAAAGATTCAAGAACCTCTTCATTCGACCAGTCATCCTTTACATGAACTTCGTATGGATTTCCGTTAACCTCTCCTTGATGATAATGGATAATGGGTATGGCGATTACTGCATGTGATGCACTCTTTGATACCTTAGACCACACCTTGAGAGCGTCTTCCTTTGACATGTGTTCAAGAATGTCTCCAAAAATTACAACGTCATAGTTAAAGTCCTCGTGATCACGAATGTCTTTTTCAAAAACATTGTCATATTGCGTATACAAGTTAAACTCTTCTATGTAAGGTTTCCAAACTTCTACCGCATCAATTATGCCAGTATATCCATTGTTTTGTAGATATGTGGCATATGTTCCAGATCCCGCTCCCACATCAAGAATTCTTGAAGTGTTGGCAGATTGTATTTTATTAAGAATCCATGGTCTAGATTCTGGGTGGCTAGTTCCCATCTTCTTCTCCTAAATAATCTCTTTGTAGTTTTTTATAATTATACTCTGATGTTACCCTATATGCAGGGTGATATAGATGTAGGTTGGTTCCAGTTGTGTAATAGATTTTGCCTAATTTTTTTTCAGCGTGGATGTGAAAAGCATCATCTTCTGCTCCCCATCCGATAAAACCTTCATCCATTCCACCTATCTGTTGCCAAAGAGATTTCTTCATGACATATGCGCCACCAGTAAATCCCCTCTGTGGTTCATTGATAAATTCATGAGCAATATCCATTACTCCATGATATTCATAAAATTTATCTGTAGAATCTTCTGTAAGATACCCAAACATCTTAAATGGCTTTACCAATGAATTCTTTTGCTTTGCTAATTCAACTGCCTCGTAAATTCTTTGATGTGGTAAGAAGTTGTCTGCATCAATGATTACGGCAATCTGAGATGTAGTTTTATCTACCCCAGAGTTTCTTGCAGCAGAACGGTTAAACTCTCCCTCGTTGTCTCCAAGGATAACATCAAACTCTTTGGAGTAGTAATCTACTAAAAAATCAAAGTGTTTGCGACGATAGATACAATCCATGTCTCGCCAAGGAAGAATAACCTGTTGTTTCATTACCGATACTTCTTCTTCAGTCTTGGCTTTAGTCCTGCCTGAACAGCCTTGGCGTATGCAATCCCATAGGTCTTCTCAGATCCTTCTCCACCTTTACCACCAACACCCCTGCGAACTACTGTGGATGCTGCATCAAGGTTTCTTAAAATTCTATCATTATCCTCTGACATTACTTGTCCTTTCCGTGACATTTACATTGACAATCTTCTAGGGCTAAACACTTTGAGTGCAGTCCCTTGGCGCAGTATCCAGACTTTGCTAGGGTTATTAGTTCAAAGTTTTCGTCAAATTCCATCTCCTGAGTTATAACTCCAAGATTTCTTTTGTCTCTTATTTCAGTATTATAGAAACTTTCAAAGTTTATATTAATCATCTTTTGATATTCAAGGTATCTTTGATAATTTCCAATCCCATAGATACCTTCCTCTATTCCAAGAAGAATAGATTCCTGAACCTTCTGAGAGTTTGATTCAATGTCTGTCCACTTTCTGGTTGCCATGTTATCGCTCCATATTTTGGGTCGATCATCACGCTTATAAAAGTGCCAACATATCATTTCATTAGGAGCATATATCTCCCAACCTCTTGTGTAAGCGCGTATTGCTATACAGAGTTCTTCTCCCATAAAGGATATTCTTTCATCATAAGGAATCTCTTCTACAAACGATCCAGTAGTAAAGATAAGAGCACCTAAAACAGTATGAGAGTGATGAGGCTTACTCTTATCTAACATTTTTTCTCTGTTACCTGCCCAAACTCCTGTCCAAGTATTAACGACACTTGTCCAAGAAACATCATCCCAGAAGTCTGGATCTTCTTTTATAAAATGATCTTTCCCATCAGTGAATATTGTATAGGGGGCAGGAAATTGGCTGAGTATAACCTTTTGAGTTCCAGCCAACTCCTGCGACTCCTTAAGCATATCTTTTAACTTTGTATCCCATCCACTCGTAAAGCGCATATGAGAATCTGTTTGGAAGAAGTAATCTTCTCCCTCATACAATCCCATGGCTATTTTACGAGCATATCCTGCGCCCTTAGCGTTCTTTGCGTGCATCTTAACCATTTTTACTTGGTCTCCAAGCATGTCAAAGTTTGGGTGCTTGTTATTCAGATCCTGAGAGACTATTCCAAAAACAAGTTCTTGGGGATCGTCAGCATTATTCCAAAGACTACGAACTGTTTTTTCTAGTTCCAAGTCACGATAGGAGGCTATAGATATAAAGATGGTCATCCTAGTTTTTGTACTCCTGGCTTGTCGTATATTGGATCAAGTGTTGAGTTAATCCCAACACTCTTTAAGGTACGTCTCACTAACTCAAAGTAGGCTGCCATCTTAATTCTTTCAGGCTCACCAATATGATCCCATTCGCTCTCATAAAATCTGATACCTAGGTATTCTCCGAAATCAACAATGTCAACCGTCATTTCTACTGGCATCTTTATAGAGCGAATAGCCATGCTTATCTCTGGTGTATAAATCATTCTTTCTCCATAGTCAAGGATTCCCACACATTAAACCAATCATCTTTTGTTTTATGTGCGTTAAATTCTTTGTCTATTTTACCATCTTTGAGATATACCCCGCCCCAAACTCCCCATTCTTTATTGGAGACGGCTTGAGCAAAACATCTCTGATTCATTGGGCATCTCTGACACATGTTGTCAATAGACTTTGCGAGATGGGGATCTTCTTCATATTTGTCAAAGAATAGATTGGTATCCATTCCAAAACATTCGCCTTTATCCTTCCACCTGTGCATAGTCTCTCCCAATAATATTAGGAAGTTCCCAGCCATTCTCTGTAAGAGGAAAGACCTTCTTCTTCATCCACTTATCGCTCTTAAATAGTCCGTCCTTAGCATACATGGCATTGCTACTATTTGTATACTTAACAACATTCCATCCCTCCCATGATAAATCACCACGAGAACGAACAATGAGTTCCATCTCTTCTAAACTAGTTATCAGCATAGTTTACTTCTCCTGCTTCCATCGTAAAGACAACTCGCTTAATTCCTACCTTATCAATAAGAAAGGCACACTTTGAACAAGGCTTGCTGTCTCTATCTTTTCCTTGACGGTTGACTCGTGCAACGTAAATTATTGCACCCCTCAAATTACCTTCCCCTGATTCACGAATCGCAACCTCTTCTGCATGATAAGAGCAATCTGTCTTGATGTGTTCAGGAGAAACATAGTGAGGATTGTTTCTGTTTTTATTCCAACCAGAGCCTAGAACCCTTCCTCCCTTGACTATAACTGCTCCATGGGTGTTCCTTGCTACTGACTTTGTTGCGAAATATCTCGCAACGCTTAGGTAAGATCGATCTGTTCTAGATAGCATATCGACCTTAATATCTGAATACGCCAGTCTCTACCCCAGCCAACTCAGCAGATGCTGTCAACTTAGACGGCCTCTGACTTGGTGTAGAGAGAAAGGCAAAGTAGTTAAAGTTTGAAATATTTTCTTCGATATAAGATGGAGGTACTTTATAGAAACGAACCCGAATCCCACGGCGCTTAAGACCCTGCTCTGACATATTACAGAATTCAGATGTATATGAGTTAATTGTGGCTGGTCCTGCTGTGTACACATTAAACTCATCGTCTTCGCAAGAGGATAGGGCAACGCCCATTGCTCGCATAAAAACTTGGTAGTCTGAGAATTCCTTAGTTCCTTGTACTGCGATGTTCATCCTATTCCTTTCCGCTTTCTTCTATTTCGTCTAGAATTACGAGTAATTTTTTTATTTCTTTGTTGCTCATTGACATAATATTAATAGGTCTTGCTGTTTCAAAATCTGGTTCTCTTGTTATTTCTGATTCATAGAATACATTGTTGTGAACCCAATAGGCTTTATCATCATATACTGCAACCCTAATTGATTCTCCACCTTCCATATCGTCTTCGTAATCATCATCATCGTCCTCATCTTCGTCATACTCTTCATACTTCTCTCTAGTCATTATAAACAATAATGCTCCTAATGTCAAGGCCCAAGGAAGAATAATCAATAAGGTAATCATATTATGACCTTCTTGGGAAGAACTGTCCCTGCCAAGTGCTTTCTGTGGGCTGACCAGATTTAGAAGCATCTGGCTCGTTAGCATAAAGTGCTCTCTGTTGATCTACCGCTTCTTGTTTTGTTGGATGGGTTCCCATAACTTGTCCACTTGGTCCAACAACTTGATATTGAGAACCAGATCTTTTAATATCGTATGGCATTTGATCAACTCCTTAGATAATTATATACTAATTGTACGTCACCAGAGGATTGAACTCTGCTCTAGGATGCATATAAGGCACCATCTGACCACCAGCCAGCCGTGACGCAAGGCTCCGTGCTAAACAGAGGTTAGCGCAAGTATGCTCCAACTTAAGAAGATAAGGTAAATGATAACTGATACACCAATGCTTAGCGAGTTATTGCTCCCATTGGATATGGATATCCCAAGACTAATTAAATTAAAGACAATGCTGAAGGAAAACAATACAATGGTTGCAATAATAAATGAAGTAATCATTCTATACCTTTCGTGGTTATAGTGAAATTCTATCAGAGGAATCCGAAGTTGTCAAGAAATCCACGAACGTCATCAGGAATATCTTCTGGTTCCCAACGTCTATCGCCTTCCTCTTCAATTCTATTCTTTTTTGCAACAGACTTCCAATCATGAATTTCAATCTCTTGATTGGCATTACGAGGAGTGTGAGCGATTGCATTATATACTGCCCCTGTAACGGCATCTGAGAGATCCTTAGAGCCTTTACGAGGATGATCGACCTTCTTGTCAGACACAATACGCAACTGGCTCATTTCGTCAAGGAGGATCTGAATATGAGGCATCATGACACGATCTTCATAGACTAGCATTGCAAGATCCTCATAATGCTTCTTGCCAACAGAAAGAGTATCTGTTTTAATTCCTACACTCTTAAGTTCCTGCTGAATGTCAAATGACTGCCAACGGTCAAAGGTGACAAGTCCTACGTCATATCCATTACGTCTAAAGTCTACAATCCAATTCTTTACTTCTGAAAGATCTACTGGACCTTCTTTTTTAGGTTCCCACCAAACAATTGCATCTACTATAACTATGGGATGAATCTGAGTATAGTTATTGAATGTTTGAACTTGTACCCACTTCTCAACATGAGCGATAGCCACAGCACACTTGTCATGCTTTTGGGCAAGGTCAGCATGAAGATAATATTTGACACCCTCTCGTGGCTGAAAGACTGGTTCAATTCTCTTAAAACTATCGATTGGATTGTGAAGGCACATAGCCTTTTCTAGTTTATCTTTTTGCTTAAAGAATGCATCTGACATAAAGGATGGCATACATACAAATCTCTGCATGGCATCTGAAAAGTCAGACATGAAGGAAATCTTAAAGTCTTCAATGCTTCTCGTGGGGTTGGCTTCCCATGTTGGTCTCTTAATTGCATAAACCCCAGGATATTTGTAAGAGATAATGTGATCCTCTTCCCACTCAATTGTAAACTGATTGTCTTCTTGTTCTGCTGGCAAATCTGGGTTAATGGTGAAAGTGTATGACTTTAACTCAACATCCTTTTCAGAAACTACCTCGTCATATCTTTTAGAGATAAAGTCTCCTGGATAACGAGGGAAAGAAAGTAAGACTACCTTGCCAAAGTCTGGGAATCGTGAGTCTACTGATGCACGGAAGGCTTTATAGATACCGTCACCCGTCTTAGCATTCTCATTTCCACTAGCACTGTCCTGAGCAAAACCAGAAATCTCGTCAAGGATCGCCAAGATCAGGTTTAGTCCCTCATGACTCTCTCTTTCTGAGTGACCAGAATACACAGTGATAGTTTTATCAAACTCAATGCTGTCTACCTTTGCATCATACTTTCCTGCAAACCATGGAGAGCGAGCAATCTTCCCCTTAAATCCTTTGAAGAAAACGTTCTTGGCCTGTTGTGCGTTAATAGCAACGTTGATAATATCAATAGCATCTCCAGGTGGCTTGCCAAAATATCTGGCAGGATCTTTTAGACATAAGAGTTTATATACTAGGTATGCACAACCAATAGTTGATGTGTGGTCTTTTCCACTTCCTTTGCCTAACTGAAGAAGCACCTCTGCCTTCGTGTACTTTTTAAAGTGATCACGACCTTCTTTTTCTCCCATGAACCTCATGAGATCTTCTTCTTTGTAGATTTGGCTCATTGCCTCTACCAAGTCCCTTTGGATTTGAGATAGTGGTGGCTGATCTAGATACTCTTTGTCGTGCAAAAATGTGTCTAAGTCTACAGGATCTTCTTCAAAAGGAGATTCATCTAGAGCATCAAAGAATTCAGAAAAATCAAGACTCATGGATAACGATTGCCTCTCCTTGTGGACCAGACACCTCTGTCAGACGAGAAAGAACCTTAGGCTTGCATGTGGGACAAGACCCAGAAACATCCTTTAGAATGCTCATAAGCAATTCTTGTTTTCTTTCTGTCTCTAATAGTTGTTCTGATAATTCCTTATTTTCAAGAAGTCCAGCCTTTTGAAGCATTTCTATTCTACGAGTCTCAATGTCAAGAACTAATTTAATCGCTCCCGTTTTTGCAGATAGATTGCTTGTTGTGGTTGCCTCTTCAATGACTTCATAGGCTTGCTTGATGAGTTTAGAGTAGTGTTGATCCGCTCCTGATAGAGCCTCGCGTGCTCGTGATCTAACTGCTTCTGAATTGCTTGCCATACTCTTCCACTCGCGT